CATCAATCATGTCTGCATTGCTCTGACTAAATAACTTCATTGCTGTACCTCACTTCGTATGAATATGAAACCCTTCTGGATCAGCATATTCTTAGATTCTTCTTTGTCGGTCTTTATCAGACCGTCGATGATGTCGAGCTTTTCATCCCCGACTATATACGTCCCGTTGTGGTATCTTCCTGCGACATTTTCTGGATACATGAGAACGTGAACTGTTTTGGAGAGGACAGGAGCCTTGCGACTCCTGCCCTCGGTTAATCCTTTCTTAACTTCCTTGAAACCTGAATCGGGACTGGTATTTAATCCAGTCTCGTATTCATCCCATGTCATTAGACCGGGCATTAGGCAATCTTCAGCCCACGCTGTATAACGCTCGTAGACTCAAACGAATCAGCAAGAGCACAGTAGCTCTTAACTAAGAACGGCAGATAGTCGTCCGTCTTTGCGAGGTCTTCGATTGTAACCAGACCCCCAAATCTCGCTCCGCCCTCGTTGGTGTACGGGAGCCTTCCGAGACCCTGATATTCGTCCAAATCCCACAGGAACACATACTCAGGAGCAGTTGCCAGAGCACCAGTAAGAGCAAGGTCATTCTGGAGACCAGTCGGAACCATCGCACCTGCGGTGTTCGGGTCTGACAGGAAGTTCACAGACGTTACTCTTCCATCAGCACCCGAAGTCACGGTGCAAGCAGTTGCCTGAACTGTGTTCGTAATGCTTCCGGCAATCGTTCCATTCGCATCGTAAGTAAAAGCAGGAATGATCCACGTGAGCTTCTCAGACGCTGACGTTGCACCGGAGTAAATCTTGTACCTGAACGCTCCGGTAACTGCGGCGAAAGTGAGAACGATCTGGTGAACCGAACCACCGGAACCGGCAGTCGCCTGTGTAACTTCAGGAGCCGCAAGAGTTTCCCCGTTCTTCCCAACAGCCGATACAAGAAAATACCTTGTGGTTGACTGCGGTATCGTTCCGCCGGATGCAACAGTCGAAGGAGTAATAGTTCCCATCGCAGCCTTCGGTCTGCACATTGACGAAACGATAATCGGGATGTCCCTGTAAGCATTCATCCTCCAGCCACCGGGAACATCAACGATTGACATTCCACCGCCGGAAAGACCCTGATTGAGCCTTACGTTGGTCAGAAGCTGAGAGAACTTACTGAGCATCTGAGGAGACATTATAAACGCCTTCCGGTGACTGATACCCTGAAGGTCAAGGTTCCTGTCGATCATATCATCAAGCAGGGAAAGGTTCGCTGGAACCGCTCCGCCTGCTACCTGATTGATACGATTCGTAACGCAGAAATGATCCAGACCGGAGAACTCATACGCATTCGCACCTTTGTTGCCATACATAATATAGTTCTCAAGGTCATATACATGAGCAAGCATCGTGGCTTCGATGTTCGTAGCCGCCGCATCAATGTATTTCTTTGAAGAGTCTTTCAAAAAGTCCGTGGTTGCCCCTTTCCTTCTGATGACCTTCATGTAAACCCCAGTCCGCTCAAAAGCAGGCTGAGTCGTAGGAGTTACAGCAGATTCACCCATTGCACCACCGGCATCCGGCAGAGCGGTTAATCTGTTGAACTCATGATACTTCTGGTTGTCGAACTTGGGCGTAACCATTGCAAGAGCCGGACTGAGCCTCGGAATAGCATTGGTTATAATCGCCTCAAGGTGTTGCGGGATTAAGGCTTCCCCTGAGCCTGTCGCAGACGTAAGAGCTTTTTGAATCAGGCTCTTATTCTCACCTGCGTACTTATTAAATTGTCTTACAAGATCATACATATTAATTTACCTCATCTAAATTTCTATGCTCGTCCTTATGGCACCGAGCACACATGAACTCTACTTCCTTCGGCTTAGAATAATCAGGATGGTGAGCATGAATCTTCCCCGAACCTCCACATTTCGGACATACGTCAGGATAAGTAATCTTACCTCTTCTTGACATATTACCTATTGTAATTTGAGCTTTCATCCCATCGGGATTTTTTGATCTCCATGCTTTCACAGCTTTAAAATTCTGCTCAGGATGTTCCTTCCCCCACAAGTAAGAAGATAAAAGACGTGCTTCTCTGTGTCTAAAATAATCTTCCATGCGTGTAATTCTTCTCTGAGTTCTCTTACATTCCTTTGAGCAAAACAATTTTCCGTGTTTACTCTGAAATTCTTTAGCACAAATTTTGCAGAGTCTTATTTTCATTACTTGTTCCTCACGGACAACATACCCCTAAGAGCGGCACCATCGTCATCCGTCAAAGCTTTCTGAAGAGAGAATCTGGTGTCAGCCGGATTCACGGTCTTGTCACCGATCATACCAAGCTGAGCCTTGATCTCATCCAGAGATTTCTTCACGTCGTTGGTGTCTTGCGGAACCTTCCTCGAAGGGAGGCTCTTCTCGACATCCGACATTTTTCTCACTTCTTCCGCTATTCCGAGACCTTCGTAGAGATTCTCCAGACCCTTCCTGAGTTCACGGTTATCGTCTACAAGACGACCGAGAATCTGAGTAAGTTCGTTGTCCTGAGATTTCTTTACAGTCGATCCCATCGCAATCTTACGAAGAGCCTTGGCTACTTCCTTGACTGCATCAATATTCTCGTCCGGCTGATCCTTAATCCGAGCCTCTGCGTCGTCGTTTGCGGCGACAGCATCGGTATCGGAACCCTGTCCAGCATCCTTCCTGAGAATACTTTTTATTAAAGCCTTCATGGCTTCCTTCTCATCTTCTTTCTTGTCTTCGGGTGATTTCTCATCCTCAGCTTTCATGAACGCAGGTTTCTTTTCATCATCGTCTTCCTTCTCCTCGTCCATTTCTTTCAGGTATTGCATAACCTTATCCATCGACATTGAAGCCTCCCCGCCAGCAGGTGCCGGAGGAGTCCCCGCTCCCTGTTGTGGGGCACCACCGCTGAGCATTTGTTTAATCTGTTCAAAGATCGACCCTGCATTATTTATCAGGGTCAGTAATTCTTGATTGTCCATTTGTTCCTCACATTTGCAGTTGCTTCTCTACCTTCTCCAAATTGGAGATAAGGGCTTTCAGCACTTGCTTATTGTTTAGTTTTGTCGTAGATTTATATAAATCAACCACCTCATCCACCGAGTCGGTGTTAGATTCTTGTACATCGCCAAATACTCCGGCGTTATTCATTATCAAGTCGATAGCGAGAGTCCTGTACTCATCAAAAAGAATGGTGAGCCTCTCGAACTTGTTCTCAACCTCTGGGTCTTGCATAATCTCTTCGATGTTCTCTTCAAGGACATCCTCAAGGTGACTACGCTTTTTGTAATAGCTTGCCATCCCTTCGGACTCCTCCATCTTTGCAAGCAGGTTGTTCTTGAGGTCTTTCTGGATAACCCATGGCGACTTTTCACCGAGGGCTTTGTAAATTGAATGAGCAACAGAGGTCTGATAGGCAGGTCTGGGAACCACAACGCATCCATCGAGCATCACTTTGTCGATGACCCTGCGTCCGTCCTCTGACAACTGGAGTATTCCGTCCGGCGGAATGAATCCTTCAATGCTGAAGCCACGCTGTTGCTTTTTCGTGTATGGAGGAAGACCGTTGATTTGCTTCCAGAGCTTCGTTATCCGCTCTTGGGTATTCGTTCCCATGCCGTCAGAGGGGTCATATAGTTTAAACTCTGCAAACCAGTCCCCATTGGGCATGATCTCACTCTTCGTGAGCCGTCCTATATCGTCAGTCATTTTTACGCCATGCTTGTCCGCAAACAGGAGAACCTCTCCTCCGGTTGACTGCTCTTGCATAGAATTGATTGCTTTTTCGGTGAGTCTTTCCTGATGACCGTCGAGTTTCAGACCGGATGCCACGCCACGCAGATACTTTGCCTTCTGCCCTGTGCCCGTGTCCTTCTCAACAGCAAATTCGTTGGAATCGAGACCAAACGGCTGGAACTTAAATGATATGCGTTTTTGATCCATCGTACCCTCTTAAAGATTGTACTCGGTAATGTTCATGCGAACATCCTGTTTCTTCAAATCCGCATTGATCTCGATCTTCAGGCAATTTACTCCATAGAGTTCTGCCAAGTCAAGAACTTTTTCACGGATTTCCTTAATTCTTACATCTCTTGCATCTGATTCAGCGTTCATCTTTATCCTCCGGTATTTTATAGGTTACTCTATTCTCGAACTCTTCCTGCTTTCCGGGATTCCATTGAGATACCGGACGCATATATCCAACGACTCTGCTGTATATTTCCATGGGTACTTTTATCATTTCTTTTTCCTGATAGTATGAATAACCTCACATGAACACGATATAACCTCTTCCGGCGGCAGACTCTCGTGGTGAGGGTATGGTATCACGATCTCCTGCCCTTTCTCATTCTTCGTTACAAAACTCTCATTGTATAGAACCGACTTACCATTCAACGCCGCATGATGAACCCTCGGTGCTTTCGAGAACTTTCTGTTATGCTTCCACGTTTTGACTATCTCAACATCAGGATTCTTCTTCGAGAGCTGACCCATGTACTCATTCTTCATCTGGTCTATGGTGCTTCTGACCTCGGTTCTGGTAATAGCCTCGATGTTCCTCGGCATACCGAACTTTGGGTCTCTCTTCGTGTATCCCTGAAACGTCTCCGTAATCTTTGCCCTGAACTCGTCCAGAGCCTTAGCCTTGAGCGTCCCTGCCAACTTTCCACGCTTAACCATGTAATCAGGCTTTTCGAGTATCTGCCTCAGATCGGTAGTAAGCTTCCTTCTCAGACTCTCGGATATGAGCTGTCCCTTGTCAGCCGCCTTCCTGATGAACACAGACCGTTTCGGAAGAACATCGGTAACATCGGGAAGAACCACACGTTTCTCCTTGCTTCCCTCGTGCCTGAACTTTCTCATCTCGTTCTTGAAACTGTCGTCCGTAACCTTGAGTATCTTCTTCGATACTGCTTGACTGTTCTCTGCAATCACCACGTTCATCAGGGAACGATACGATATTCCAGACCACTTTATGTCTGGATACCGCTTGCGGAGATAGTCAAGGTTGAG